TTCTTTATATTACCATATTTTGAATTATAAATGAAAAAGAAGGAGCTTTAGCAAAAATATTACTAAATGCTCCTTCTTTATTAGTTGGAGGTAATCATCACACCATAATGAAATTTTGCCGTCAATCGCTCATATCGTTGAAACTGATACTTGGCAAACCATTCTGAACGAAAATGAGCTTTTAACACAACCCGTTTTTTTGCCACACGTTTTGCTTCACATACCCATTCATCTGTTAATGAAGCATGCTCTCCAGCTATTCGGAGCGCCTCAAAATTAGTAGCTTCATCAATAATCTCCTCAAACATTGGGTCCATGTAGACAACATCAAAAGATTTGTCCGGTAATTTTTTCAAGTAACGAGTGGCTTCATCTTGAACTACCTCAATATGACGCATACACGCCGTTAATGGTAGCTCTGTTGTATCATAGGTTTGCATCCCCTGTTTCACAATAAACGCCACATTTGGATTTGCCTCAAGCCCCACGACACGCCCTTTTCCACCAACTGTATATGCGGCAAGCATAGCATCCGCAGCAAGTCCAAGTGTACAATCAAGCAATGAATCGCCTATTTCCAGCTGTGCCGCTTCTAAAAATGGCTCCTCTTCTCCACGAGCTACACGCTTTAAGCGAAATGCTGCTGAATTGGGATGGAAGAAAAATGGTTCATTTGTGCCCAAAGCATAGTATTCAAAGCGATTTTTTCCAGCAACTATTACATGTGCCCGATGTTCCTCCGAGATTTTACGAATAGAACGTTTTTTTCGTGGCTCAAAGAAAGCCCCTAATTCATTACAAGCAAAAGCAGCGAGCGCCATCGATACATCGTCTGGTCTGCCCGCTGTCGTGACAATAGTCTTTATTTCTCGCATGTTTGCTCTAAAACACCTGTTAAATGAGTAACGATTTGTTCCACTGGAAACCCTTCAATTTGTTCACGTGGAATAAAGTATGCTAATTCTCCATCCTTTAAAATCGCCATTGAAGGTGAGCTCGGTGGGACATCCTCAAAATAACTACGCATCGCTGCAGTCGCCTCCGGATCCTGACCTGCAAAAACCGTTACCAAATGATCAGGCTTCACCGCCGCCACAGCCTCACGAGCTGCCGGACGTGCCAGCCCCGCCGCACAACCACAAACCGAGTTAATCACCACCAACGAAGTCCCCTTCGTCTCCGCCATAAATTCATTCACCGCATCAGCCGTCGTCAGCTCCGTAAAGCCAGCCCCAACCAGCTCCTCACGCATCGGTTTCACAACCTGCTTCATATATTCATCGTAAGCGTTCATGCTTTTACCCTCTTTCATATGTATTCGCAAAGCTTATTATAGCAAGGTTTCTCACGAATGTACAAAAACATGCTTTTATCTAATTTCGCAGGTTTTCGGGGGAAATGTGACTTTTTTGTGATTTTGGTGACTTTTTTGTGTAACGAAGTGTTGTTAAAATTCGGGTCGTTACACACCTAAAAAATGGAATTACTTAGTATATAAATAATATAAGAAAGACCTGGTATCATTTTGAAAATGGCCCTGGTCATTTATTTATATGGCTTAAACGTCTAAAATTGATCACCAAAATTAACACATATTATATTTTCATCATTATGAATCATCCTGATTACGTTGTAGCCTTGTTCTCGTAAAAGATTTAGGGCAATTTCATCTGTTAATGTCTCATGTTCTTCATGAGTCAAAAATAAGCTGGATAAACCTATAATCGCTAAATCATCTGGTTTACGTTTGAATAAAAAACGTACTGGCACTATTGTTTCGTAACTCATGATCTCCACCACCTTTTACAGATATTTCTACATTGCATGGTGAATAACCTTCTTACTAACAATAAAATCAGATACTAACACTTTCATTTATTGGAATTACGGATATTGTTATCTAATTTTTATATACAATTAAAAATAAATTTCCTAGAATGGTAAATAGTAGAATAGATAGGAAGGAGATTGAAAATGAATACTTGCCCAAACTGTTTAGCCCAAAATTCTTTTAAAAAGTGTATACAAGATGATCACAGCTTAACTGTTTGTGAATATTGCAATTCAGTGATTGAAAAAATACCAATTTCGAGTGAAGATATTGTTGATGAGGATTTTTCTTCACCGAGGATATTTACATCTTCACTTGATCGCCCCCCAGTGTATGATGAAAAAAACATTGCTACATTTAATACTTTAATAAAAATTACACTGCTTATCGGTTTAATAATATTTGTATGTGTAATAATATATAATGTTTATACATTTTCGTATTTCTTTTAATTCTCTTGACAAGTATTCTATTTTTTATTGTTCAACACAAATAAATGTTGTATCACACAAAAGACCAGCTCGGCTAAAAATAGCTTTGCTGGTCATTGATAATTATTAGATTAATTTCAACAGGTACCTTACTTATTAGATTACTTTTTATCGTTTCTTCGCTGTTGAATAGTAATGTATAACCCAATTAAACGGTCAGTTGTCATTGTGTCATTCTGTAAATCTTTTAAATGCGATTCCTGAATGATGCCGTCTTTAACCGCCTGTGCAATAAAATTCTCCGTTTCGGTTTTCATAGCTGGGCTTCCTGGATTCCATGTTTGAGCCACTTTAATTTCCTCCTTTTTATCCTCTACGATTAGTTGTACTTGCATTTTGCTGTTACTTGGTACGATTACTTGTCCTAATTTATAGCCTGCTGGCATCTTCCAGTTTGCTTTAACTTCGAAATGCGGTCGATCAATATTGCCTATCCATGAGCCACCCCATGTAATGCCAAGCTTTCGTGCAATAGCCCCTACTCGAGTAAGTGTAGCTACATCATATAAAGACTGTGGAGGACCAACAGCAATATCCCAAGCTAGGCGTGATTTGTGATTGCTAGTTAGTGTCCAGGTAACAATTTGCCCTGGTCTAGTACGACCCTGAGCATATAGGTATTTTTGGCGTTCCTGTGAGCGATATGTTTCAGTAATAAAGATGTTCTTTATACCAGCCTTGTAACACTCCTGGAATAATAATCGGCAAGCCGTTTGTGCTGCAGGTAATAGTTCGGCAAGATCTCGACATGTAGTAGTTACGCTAGTCATTTCGCATCACCTTCCCCTGTTTTATCCTTTACGATTGCTAAAATGTTTTTAATGAAGTCAGGTGTTGGCAAGCCCATCTTTGTGCCATTTTCCGTTATAGAAATAAATTCGAGTACACAGAATGCAATGGCTGCTCCATCACCTGCGTACTCGATACCTGGAATAACTAGCGCAAGTAAATACACTGAGCTAACTAGCATTAAGTAATAAATTTTTCGGATAATACCATTAAATCCAATACGACTGTTGAGGTTTTGATTAATGATTCCAGTCATAATCCCAGTCGCATAATCGATAGCCATAAAAGCGATTAAAACCGTTACAGCCATACCTAATCCATCCACTGAATAGGATACCAGTGTACCAATTACTCCACTTACTGCAGCAATCCATTTTTCCATTTGAACACTTCCTTTTTCCAAAATAAAAAGGACATGTCTTATTGACGTATCCTTTTAAATTTTTATAATTTCTACTTGATGTAGATTTAAATTTTGTCTATTTGCATTAATACGTTCTTGACCTTTAAAACAATATTCCGTTTCTAATTCAAAACCAATCCAATTACGTCCTGTGTTATCACATGCTATAGCTGTCGTAAAACCACCCATACAATTGTCCAACACTGTTTCACCTTCGTTAGTGTAAGTAAGCACAAGGTACTCAAACAACGAAAGTGGTTTTTGTGTTGGATGCCAAGTGCCACTGTCACGCGGGAAATCTACTACTGACTTAGGGAAATTTTTCTTTCTAACAACATGGGGTTTATTCAAAGTGTTATTATTTTTTCCTAAGATTTGCATTCTAGGTGAATTTTTAATTACAACTTTCGGTTTAACATACTCAACATCTTGTGGATTATAAGTGGGTAATTTTTTGTAAAATATACATACATTTTCGTGGTTTTTTAACGGCATCCTATTAGCATTCGGGAACCCTGTAACGTACTTACCTTTCTTCCATATCCACTCATATCGGAATAACTTAAAATTTGACGCTACAAGCTTACTTGTAAATGGTTGGCTTGCTGTTAATACAATTGCTCCGTTGTCTTTGATTATCCTCTCATATTGCTCCCACAAAGGTTCAAACGGAATGATAGAATCCCACTTACAATTTGTAGTTCCGTATGGTAAATCACATAGAATCAAATCAATAGATTTGTCAGGTATGTACTTCATACCTTCTAGGCAATCCATATTGTAAATCGTATTTTTGTTAATGTTCATATACTTTTTCCCTCCGATATGTAATAATGAATACCAGATAGGAACATTAGTTCTTATTTATGATTGAGAGGCTCATATTATGTGAGCCTCTTTTTTACGTTTGAGTAATTTCCCAAACGCTTGGGAATATTGATTATTCAGCTAAATCTCCATACCCTAAAAGCTCTAATTGACGCTTTACTTTTGGTTGCACACGTGATGGCACTTGTGTATAGGTTTATCTCCCTCAATGATTAAAGCCACATAAATAACTGCGATAGGCATACAATCACCTCCTTCAAAGCAAGAAAAAGCCATAATAAAAACGCTTGAATGAGCTTACGCATTTGGCTCACCAGCGTTTAAAAGTTTTTTCACTTCTTTTTTTATATGGGCAGGTACTTGTTCAATTGTTTTATCCCCATCTTTTACAAGTTGTGCATAAATGATTACGATTGGACTCATTTCGTTTCACCTACTTCCTCTGCAGCATAAATTGTTTCGTATAATTCAGTCACTACAAGCATCACATTCCGATTCAATTCACGAAATGCAAGATTTTCCTCATATAACTCTGTGACTGTCAGCATCAAACTTTTATTGAGTGCTACAACTTGTTCTAACTGTAGCTCTTTTTGTCGTAATGCTTCCTCTTCCAGCCTAATTTCTTCAAGTGATTTTTGTACAAAAGGTATCATTCTTTTCAGCTCCAATCCTTAATCAAATGTCATACCTGCACCGTCAATCCAAATTTCACCCATCGAGTCATTTGAATTAATCACTACTCTAAATGCAACCGCAAAATTTGTGGATGTTTTATTCGTATTAGTAAATTCATAGTAATCTTGGCTTATAAATTTATTTGTTGCATCTTCCCATGTGGGTGAAGCATCTCCACCATTATTAGTAACAAATACTTTTATATCTGCAGGGATCGCACCATCTTGAGCCATAGCATAATTTAAAGCAATTAATATACGGCGTGCTGCTACTGCCCCTGTGTAGATCGGTTTGGCCAATGTATCATAATCCAACACATTACCCACACGAATACGCCGAGAATTGGACCATACTCCACGTGCATTCGTTGTCGCATCGATCGCAGCAATACGCCAAAACATGGTTGTCCATTTATTCAAATTCACTTGTAATGTATAAGCTACAGTCTGTCCTTCAGCACTGTTTGAAACGCCTGTTTGAGGTATATCCACCCCACCAACCTTCCATCCAGTACGATTGACGTTAGATGCAAATTCAAGTAGGTCTTGTGTAAATAGTGCATCTTTTGCAATTTGAATAACAAAGTGCTGCTTATCTCCTTCAGGGTCTTTCCCTACAATTGCTTGTAATGTTGGTTTTGCAGATACACGATAATTATCTACTGGCAAAGTCAAAACAGGCGTTGACGGTGTTGCATTGGTTTGAAAATAAGCTTTTTGCGTTTGAGCTGTTAAGCCATTTGGGTCCCATACATCCAAAATAGCATAATAAGCCTTCCCACTTTCCAATGCTCCTACAGGGATTTGGTGACGTTGTACATTTTGATAAATTCGATTAGAGTTATACACCAAAGAATTATCAGTTGTCTTATAAATTTTTAATTGATAAGATGCTTGAGCTTCCAAGTCCAAATCAGTAAATGTCCAAGTAAACTCTGGTGACACACCTGTTCCCGCTGGATTTTCAGCATCGTTAGAGCCTGGTGATAAATCTGTCGCCATCGGTGCTCTATTTGGTAAAAAGAATTCTTGGAAACTATATTCACTCGCCACATCGTAACGATCAAATACACGGACTTGCCATTTGTAACGTACACCCCATTGCAATATGTTCTCTGGTACTGTGTAATAAGAGGCCGTTCCTGTCTTTTTACTAGAATCATGGATCAATTGATTATTTGTATCATAAATCAATACTTGATAAGCAGATTGTACATCTCCAACATCTGTATCTTGGAATGTCCAGACAAATACAGGCGATAATGTATCAATAATGGCCAAATCTGATAAATTACCTTTTGGTTCGATAACTGATACGGTTGGAGCTGTATTAGTTATATTTAATGTAAATGTTTGAGATGTTGATTGCTTGCCATCATTAGCCGTTACTGTAATTATTACACTACCCATCGATTTTCCGGTTAATACTAAATTGCTACCTGAAATAGAAACTGTAGCAATATTAGTATTATTTGAGGATGCAGTATAAGATAAAGTATCTCCGTCAGGATCACTAAAATAATTTGCTAGATTAACAGTAATAGAAACATCTTTTTTAGTTGATTGTGTTGGAATCTGAGAGAAATTTGGAGCTGTATTGGCCACTACTACATTAAATGTTTGGGATGTAGATAAACTCCCATCACTAGCTGTGACGGTAATTGTTGCTGTACCAATCGCTTTTCCTGTTACCGTTAATGTACTTCCTGAAATGGATACTGTAGCAATATTGTTATTGTTAGATGATGTTGTATATGTTAAAGGATTTCCTTCAGCATCACTAAAATAGTTTCCTAGTGCAACGGTTGCTGTTGTATTCTTTTTTACATTTTGTGTTGGTATTTGAGTATAATTTGGAGCTGTATTCACAATTGCCCCTCGTACATACCAAAATCCATCAGCATTTCGAGCATTATCAGTATAAGCTGAGTAATCAGCTTGGATAGTGCCGATTAATGATCCTCTTTCATTTACTGTTTCACCTACTATATAGTGTTTATGCACATCGAAAACTCCTGAACCCAAAGGTTGGTACTCATTCATAATAGAAGTTAAACCACTACCGTCTGTCAAAAAATCATATACAAGTTGATTCCAATTTCCATCAATATAAGTACCCGCATTTGTAAAAGCACTAGGTTCACCTTTAGCGTCTAAAATAACCTTGTAACTAGAATATCCCCTTGTTTGAATTGGTCCTACCTTACTCCAGTTAAAATCTGTTTTTACTCGCTTTACTATACGAGAAGAATTATTATACTTATTCCAATAATAGAGTGCCATCTATACCACCCTCCTTTTAAGGTAAATAGATTCGTTTATTTTGGGCATCAAACACGCCCTCTTTTAAGTTGAAGCTGTTAGCATTTGAAAAATCTTCTGATAAAATATTGGTTGTTAATCCACTTGTAACAGATGCTTTCAATAGTAAAAATTCAAAGAATAACTTTTTTATGGTTTGTTCTTCGCTTTCAAGGTATTCAACTATTTGCGTAATACGCTCATGTGCTTTATCAATACCTGTTTCAATATTATTTGCACGTGTTGGTGTGAATTTTGTGCCTTTACTTGAATTATCTCCTTCTGGATCATCTACTTTCGCACGCCAAAAAGTAGGAATATAATCGTAAATTGCATCTTTTAATGATTGAAAATTAAATGCCATTGTTATCCCTCCACCTTTTGTTTTATATCCACTAACCATTTAAAAGCCATTTGCCAGCCGTCATCATCTTTTTCATATTCAGGAAATGCCACACCCAGATGTATGCCGTTTTCATTTGTTACAACGACTTTTTCAACTGTCCCGACAGGTTCGTCCTCTAGCTCAATATAGTGTTTAAAAAAACCGTCACGGATAACTGTTTTCGTGATTGGGAAAACAGTTTCTACTCCATTAACGGTTACTAATGCTTGTTTAATATGTTTAGCTGCATCGATTAAAATCAGCTCTCTAAATGCTTCGTTGGCTTCTACAATAACGGTTAAACGTTCATTTTCAGTCACTATTTTTCCCTCCTTTATTCTTCACAATAAAATTCGCCACATATTGGGTACATATATGGATAATGATAGTCGTTAGGTAAAATCCTTAATCCACATGTATTTACATGAGCAGTCATTTCTAGTGGCTCCATTTCACAAATAGTTGGATATACAACCTTGTATTGATAACTGTCATTCTGTGGCCTAATCTCATCATCAATTAACTGTGTATGATGTGCCTCAAAAACATCGTATTCGACTGGATATTGATAGCTGTCATTATTGAAATTTAATAATTGTTCAATGGTACCCCAAAATAATGCTTCTGGACCAAATTCGCCACATGTTTCATAAAAGACTGGATATTGATAACTGTCATTAAGAAATAAAATCTCGTTGTTGATGGCTAAGAGAACAAATCCATCAAACCAGGAGCGTGTATTTTTATAATGCAGAATTAGTCCTCGCACATCTTTTAAAGGTGTAAACTTACCTCTCGATTGCAACTCAACACTAAAATGATAAGGATCAACATCATATTGCCACCATTCTAAAACTTCGCCTTTTAATCCAACTGCTTCTAGTACTTTTTCAATCGCATATGGTGTGCCTTTTGTGCGATGTAAATCTATAGCAGATCGAATTAAATTAATTTTTTGTTGCCGTGTTGTGGCTAGGGCTAGCCCCTCGGCCCAGGTAATATGTTTTTCCCACAATAAATGATCTAGTACCGCATCATCTAAGTTTTCGAGGTTCATTGTATAGTTGATTTTGTCTGTCCACTCTAGCATTTTATCCAGGGATGCTTGCAAAGCTGTTGCTAAGTTCTTCACTTTCTCGTCAACCAATAAATTATCAGGAATTTCGCGTAAAAGAGTATTCTTTTTTAAATCAATCATCTTCTATACCACCAAAATGCACATTTAACATATCCAATTGTGCTACTTCTCCCTGCTCAACAACCATAAATACAGGACTTCTAACATCCACCCGTTTAGCCCCTGCTTTAATACACAAAGAAATTAATTTTGAAGGGTTAATATCACGCCCAATTTTAGATTGTTGCCATACTAACCATTCATCAACAGCAGCCTGTATTTTTTTGTGTAAAATTGTTTTATCCACTGCATCTGTTTCAATAAAATAGGACATATCTAAATCAAATGCAGTAATTGTAGGAGCCCCTGCACTTACGCGATCTGTTAATGGGCGTACCCTTTTCCCACTAACAGCATTAAGAACCTTATCCATAATTTCTGGAGAAGGAAGCTTTCCATCCTTCATTAGAATTTTAATATCAACACAACCTGGTGTTGGCATATATACATAAACATCACTGATTAATGCAGAAGCACTTTTAGCAAAGTATTTATAGGCGCCATCGCTCCCTGCATTCGTAAGCTTTTCAGGTGCCATATAAATACGTTCTTTATATGGAGCATCTTCCTCACGCTCTGCCCCACCATCAGATACAGTTATATTTTCAATATGATCGATATAAGGCAACGGTTTGACCAAGGTGTTGATTTGACCAATCGTAAAGCCATTTCCGATTTCACCCTTTGTTGTGCATTCTAGCTCCACATCTACATAATCTACACCTGGACTAATAGCCGTTTCTTCAACTGTGGCAAAAAAAATAGCCCCTTCGTTAGAAGTAGCCAATGAACCTTTTTCGATTATTCGTGATGAAGTAAGAGGTACCGATAAATGTAAACGTAATGTTGTCGTAGCTGCTGTTGCTTCCAAACGCGGAGTCGTCATTTCAGCACCTTTATGATCCAACACTTTATCACGTGCATAATACAATAAATTCTGTTTGGCAGCGTCATTAATTGCAACATTTTGCTTGGTTATGACAGAAGCTGCTGATAAAAAAATGAGCCTTAGTGGGTCAGCTTGGCTGAGTTTTCTCCCTTCCGTTTGCTCATATATTGTAATAAATTCATTGACTAATTCTTGTGCATCAGTGGTTAAAAAATTTATTTCAGGCAAAACAACTTGTGTCATACCTTCACCCCACTTTTTAAACTAAAAATAATGATTGGATAAGCTTTACCATCTATTTCAGCTGACATTTTTACTTCTTCTACCATGACACGTGGTTCGTATTTTTCTACAGTTTCCACGACTTCGCGTACATATAGTGGATGTAAAATGCTCATTGGCCGATCAATAAATTCAGCTTGAAAACCAAAGTCCCTGAACAATGGCACACTAAATTTATAGGTACCTAAAATTGTATTGATGTTTTGAAAAATTTCTTCGAGTTCATCTGCTGGTCTAAAATTGATTTTTGAAGGATTGTAAGTAAGTGTATACTGTTCGTTCATACATATTCCTCCATTGTAATATTTAAACCTGCAGTTAAAATGTTTCCTTGATTATCAATATGATTCCATGATTGATCTGTTCCAGGCATGTACCATTTGCCAACACCCACACGTTTTGTACCAATTATCAATGTGTGTGCTACGCCACTTCTTGCGTATTTAATGAATTTATCCAATTCCACAATTGGATTAACCCCATGAAAGGCTGAAAAATGCATTGTAAACGAAACTTTTCCTGCTTCCAATCCAATATATTCAGCTTTGGATTTCTGACCATGGATGTCATGTTTCGACCAACGAGCCGTTTCAGTGCGTTTGAAAGCATCAAACGTATTTATTTTTTTATCTGACACTGTAAATACTACGTCACCCCATACACCAATCATATTGCATCACTTCCTAACCATTTACAATGACATCGGGGCTATGGGTTAAACCCATAGGTGAGCCACATGCTGTTAAGTCATTTACACGACATAGAGGTTTTCCGTTTACAATAACATCAAGACTCCCTTCAGCTGCTACTGAATCGTGACAAGATGAACCACAACAATGTGTTTCCCAATGGTCACCTAATCGATGGGCTCCCAATTCATTTATGATTACATTGTCAGAACCTTCATCGTTTGGTCGAGGTACATGACAATCATGTCCTTTACAAATATCTGTATGTCGAATCGCTTCTGGCATACTATCACCTCTAATTTAAGTAGATTTTTTCTCCCGTTTTCGCTCGAATATTTTTGTCAGCTTTAATTTCGATTTCGCCTTTCACATCAATCAACAGTATATGATTTTGAACATCGTAACGAATGAGTGTACCATCGGAAAATAAAACACCATCACAATCATCAGATACTAAAAATTCAGATGGTACCTTATCAGCTTCAGAATAAATCGCGCCTAGTACGACACCTTCTTGTGTACCATTTGCAAAAAATGCACAAATAACTTGCTCGTCAACTTCTGGCATCCAATAATATTTGGTATTAAGAGTGTTCTTTTGCATCACAGGTAAATCGAACGATACTTTTTCATCCCAATCTGGAAAATAAACTTTCACTGTACAATTTTCTCTATTTACAGAAGATACAAGCCCTTTCCTAACTGCTTCAAATGGTGTATTTTCCATTCCACCTTTACTCAATAGCTAAGCACCTCCCGCAAATTAATATCTGTTGTGTAGCCTCCTGTTACGTTATGGCTTGATGATTCAATGAAATATTTTCCGTCAAAAGCTCCGAAATTTTTAATGTTCACAGTTACACCTTGAACCATCTTTTCATTCCCCATCAGTGTAATTTTCCCACTCTTGGAACCTTTATTTTTATTACGTGCTTCAGCTTGTGCCCAACGTTTTGCTTCCTCTAAATTTTTAGCACGCTTGTTTATCTTTAAAGCTGGGCCATCTTTTACACCTGGAACATTATACGTATACTTGATATTTTTCTTTGTCTTACTATCAAAGTAAGACAATTCTACTTTTGAATATTGTTCTTCGGCAGCTGATACCTTAAAATCGTAGCTTTTCACATCATCTTCTCCACGTGTAATCGTCCGCACTTCTGCTTTCTTTTCATATTGCAGTTCATCATAAATAACAAGCTGCTCTTTTGTAACTTTTGTTGCAAGTCCTTCGCGTTTTGCTAAAGATTTTGCAAACGCAAGTGGTGTTTTTTTATCTTGTTCCACACGATCATACAAAAATGTTGGTGCATCATATACCAATTTCAAGCCTGCTTCTTTTGCAACGTCTGTTAATATCGTTTGTAATGTCGTATTCTCCCAGGCTTTTGTTTTCTTTGTATCCTTACCGCCTTTAGTAAAGGGAACAGATAAAGCCTTAATCGAAACGCTGTCTGGTGGTCCTTTAAAACTGACATCATCGACAAAGAATGTACCACAGTTTAACTTGGTCGTTGCACCTTCCTTGTACCAATTACGTAACTCAATTGAAGCACTAATTTTGTCACCTTTTTGGGGCAACCATGGTCCTTGCCACTTTCGTTCACGATCTTCCAGATCAATTGAAATATCGTCACTTTCACCCTCGTTGTCATAAAATGTGAAAGACTTCAAATAGGGTGCAATATTTTGTGTAATATTTACGCCCATGTACGTAATATTAGCAATGGCACGTCTTGTATTTGTCATTAGGAATCACCTCATCCATGGTGGCAAGTCGTCAGTACTTTGCTTTTCATCCAAATTAAAAGCAGGCATCATTAATTTGATACCTGCTGGAAATACAGCGATATGCATATGTTGAGGATTGGCATGCATGACTTTATCCATCAGCATTTCGCCACTTGAACCATAGTGCTTATAACAAATACCATCCCATTCATCACCAGAAATTGTTGTATACATATTAGCCAAATGACTTCCTCCTTTCGTTACGAGCAATCTCAGCTAACCGCGTTTCTAAGTCGTCTTTGTCTGTATCAGCATATTGTTTCACCTGTTCTAAGTCCTCAGGTCTTTGTACGTTGTATTGTGGGTTATAAGTTAGCTGAATCACCTGCGAATTATTTTGGTTTGGTACAGATTGTGCCACTTGATTAGGGCTTATAGCAGGACTATTATTCGCTTGCATTTGCATAGATATTTGATCTTGCATATTATCAAATACACCATTATCTTTTAACATGCCTAATGCTTGTCCTGTTTGTAACCATAAGTCTTTAGAACGCTGTGAATTGTTCCAAGGGATAACAGCCTCTGTATCGCCACCCTCACCAATCCATGCCAATGTTGGATTGCCCACAATACCACCTTCGGCAAAGCCAGGTAGATTCTTTAAGAGCTTACTAGCAGCTCCTTTTAAGGGCTCGGGTACTAAGTTACCAATTGCTCCTAAAACAGCTCCGCCCATTGATTTAATACCATCTATTAATCCTGTAATAATGGCCTTTCCTACATCAAATAAGTTAATTCCTTGAAAAAAACTAATGATATTGTTCATGATTGTTTCAGCAGTTGAAAGTATTGTATTCCATGCTCCATCCCAATCACCTTGTAAAAGAGACATTGCCGTTTGGATGATGCCATTAATTATTGTTAGGGCTGTTTCTATAATCGACTGTACATAAGGGAATACAAACTGGATGACTGCTAAAATTCCATTAATCGCTGGGATTAACACACCATTTATCACATCAATCAACATCTGCAACACCATTGTAATAATAGGTATAACCATCTGGATAATGCTCAACACAATCGGAAATACCATCATAACGACCTGTAGAATCATCGGGATAACTGTTTGAGCTAGTTCTAAAATGACACCTATAACGGTTGTTAAAAGTGTTGCGAATATTGGTAGTACCATTTGAATAATACTTAGTACAATTGGAAATACCATCTGTATCACTTGTAAAATCATCGGAATAATCATCTGCGCCAACTGTAAAATGACTGGAATGATACTAGCCAATAAATTTATTACCAATGGTAAAACCATTTGAATCACTTGTAAAATCATCGGAAAAACCATTTTGAATACTTGGAGTAATATTGGTAACAATGTTGTTGCTAAAGTTGAAATAGTACCTGACCATAAGGAAAGCATTGTTACAGCTAATTGTGCCAAGGAGCTTCCAACCTCTGCAAACATTGGTCCCATTTCTGTAATACTTGTAGCGATCATTGATATAGTGTCACTTAATTGTGGTCCTACTTCAGCAGCAAATTGACTAAAGCCATCACTAAATACTTGGATAATTGGTGCAAATGCAGATGAAAGACTTTCCCATGCTCCTTTTAATGCTCCAGCTACTTTATCATTCGTTTGGGATAATCTAAATAAAAAGCCTGCTATACTTACAATTGCTCCGATTAACCAACCAATAGGTCCACTTACACCTAAGAATCCAAGTGCCATCGTGGTCATCATTGGTGCAATAAGTGAAATGATACCTGGTAAACTAGAAAGCCCTGATTTAAAGCTGGCAATAAAGCCACTTAACACAGTTCCTATTTTTCCTGAAAGGCTACTTCCAAAGGCCTCCATGGCTTCTCTTGCCAAAGATCGCATTCTTAAAATCAATAGTATCTTCTCATTTTTTAAACTATCCACTAAATTGTTCCAAATGAGAGGCGCATTTAATGCTACATAGCTAATTGAATTGCTCATAAAGTCCTTTAATGCGCCAAACAGATTGTTGACAGCTCCACGGAATTTATCTGACATTTTATAAGCAGCATAAAAAGCCACACCTATGCCAATAACTGCAGCTACCACAGCTACAAATGGATTGGCCAACATTGTAATATTTAAAACACGCATAGCTGCTGCCATACCTTGAGTAATACCTTTAACCCCACCACCATATAGGGAATAGGCTATCATGGCTGCTCGATGAGCATTATAGAGAGCAATACTAGTTTTTTGAACAGTATTAAAAATTCTTTGTGCCACTGCAACGGCCACTAATGTGCTTTTGTAAATTAAAAAAGCCGATACCATCCCTATCAAAATAGGAGCTATCGTACTTAGAACTGATTTTGCTTTTTTAATTGCACCAGGTAAATTGTTTGATAAATAGTTAGCAAATAAATTTAATACTGGTAAAACAGCATCTCCAATGGGATAAACAAGATCCATAAATAGAATCCGGCCAATTCCTTGAATAGCTTTTCCAAATGTATCAAAACGAACTTCATTTACTTTTGCCATAGCTCCCTCAAAGCCCTCCATGGCTTCTGTTGATCCGAGCATGGCATACATGGCGGTGGCTTCTAAATCTTCCCACTTCGTACCGAATAACCCTACACCAATCTGGTTCGCCTTAACTTGGTCATCCATGCCTTGTAATTCAGCCACTACAGTACTTGCTACATCTGAAACAGTACCATTCCCTTTTAAGAATTCTTTCCATACATTTTGTGTTTCCTTTGAGAGGTCAGCCATAGCCTCATTTGTGGCTTTAGAGCCATCTTTTGAGCGTATCTGGAACTCTTTCATGACATCATTCACGTAATCTAAGTTGTAAACGCCTGCTTTTGCTCCACGTTCAAGAATGCCGAAATATTCTTCTGCTGAATAACCCATTTCTCCAAATAACGGTGCATACTCGGCCACATTATCGAGCATCTCGTCTGAAAAGTTAAGACCTCTTTGCGCTCCCGCTGCAAAAAGGTCCATTGCTGTTGTAGAGGTAACACCAAAGCTACTCATCATATTATTAGCTGCTCGAGTTACCTCGTTAATATCTGCATCAAATGTATCTGCAAACATTAATGCATCACCAGTCATGCGTTCTAATTCGCCATTGTCCAAGTTGTGCATATTTTGTTTTACATTTGCAAGAGCTTCTGTTACTTCATCAAATGATTCACCATATCCACTACGGAAAACATTTTTAGCTACGCCCTCTAGGGCTTCCATATCAGCCCCAAATGTGCCTGTTTGTGCTGATAATTTTGATAATGAATCAGACATCTCAGACATTTGGCCAACTACTGCTGTAAAAGCGCCTATACCTCCTACTGCAGCAGCTGCTCCAGTTAAAAACTTCATGGAACTACTTGCTTCGCTAAATGCTCCTTTAAAGCTACTCGTTAGTTCAGCACCCAATTTAAAAGCAATATCAAATACTTTAGACACTAACTTTCGCCCCCTTTTTTAGCTGCCTTTTGTGCAAACTCAATGGTTTCCTTCCAGGAAAACAAACGCCGCAATGTCATGTTTGAAAAAAATTCAGCTGATGAATGACTGTGATTAGCACAGTACAAACAAATCAACTGAATTGTCATTGCTGGTTGACTATTTATTTTCCACCCATTAAAAAAAGTGTTGTTCGCATTGTCACCTTTGAGTAATCAGAAGCTGCCAATTTACGAATAACACTTACATGTACGCCTGCTGCTTTCGCTGCTACAATTGCAACAAAACCTTTCGCCATTTCTTTGACCATCACTATCGAATTTTGCGGACTCTCTGCATTGAACTGCATTTCTGCTTTTTCAATATCAGTACCTGTCAAATTCTCAAAATCTAAAACTAGTTCTGTATAAGTTACTTCCTCAACAGTAACAGGGCGAGATAAAGTAATTACCTTTTCTAATCCTTCCTCTTGCGCTTCACTTTGATTTTTATTTAAAACTACTTCATTTTTTGTCATCTATAATGCCTCCTAAGATAATCCTAAATTTTTTCGTACTTGTTCCATCATGTCTTTACCGTTCACTTTGTAAACGCCATTAAATTTATCAAATTCAATGGTTGTTTTACCATCAATCATAATTTTGCTGTAATGTACTTCAAATTCATTTGCTGTTTCTGTTGCAGCTGCTACGGCAAATTTACCTGGTGTAAAGTTGAGAGGTACGCAACGTGTCTTCACAACAACTTCCTGTTGAACATACCCTTTCAATGGATCAAAAAGTTGTTGATTACCGCGAAAGTCCAAAGCATGTACTTTTGGTTCTGCTAATTTCATAGCATCTGCTGATAATGTACGCCAGTTTAATTTAGTTGTTTGTGAACCGAAATGTCCAATCACAGGAGCTGTCGATTCGCCATATATCCCTGCACCTTTAATGGTTTCAGATAATGCTTCGAAATTTGGTAGTTCGACATCAACTACACCTAAATAATTTGTCGCATCTTCCCATGCTGTGAAGTTGGTTAAAATTTGATCAGTTTTTTTCATCGATTAAGCCCCCCTATCCAAATAACGTTCCGAAATATGATGGATCAAATTCAAATAAACCACGAATTTCGCGCGCTGGTGTTGCTGGTGTAATAAACAAATGGAACTTATAAATACCATCAATTAAATCTGTTAATGGATTTTCTTCTTGTAAGAATTCTACACGTCCACCCAGGATGAATTGACGTGCTGATTTGCCGTTTAAGTCGATATTTTTGCTATCGACTATATTATCAATGAGCTTTTTATTGCCTGGCTTATCGGTTTTTTGCCAATACGACAAAATGAACTGATTTTGCTCATAAATAAAGACACGTCTCACTGAGATAAACGCGTCTTTTGGATCTGTGTTACCTGGATAGCAACTTGTACGATGCCCCCAAAGTTTCCAACCACCTATGAAATTAAGTGAAGTAACGATGCCTTGTCCATTTAGATAATTGGCTTGCTCTAAGCCAAGTAAAATCTCTGTACCATCTTCCAATACAGCTGCATCCATCTGTAAATTATTATTTGAGGCTTCATGATATGGATAACCTTCATTTTTTGCATCAATCAAATTGGCCAAACTCGCCATTTGGGTAGACATATGATACTGAATACCACCAATAGAAACTTTTGGCCAACAAACAATCACATTTGGATCATCAAGATTTTTTTGATTTTTATATTCTGGGACTGCTGTATAATCTGGGACTTCTGATGTTGGAACATCAACAATCGCCATACATTGAAACAGACCATTAATATTTTTTGATTTTGCCTTTAATACAGCTGCAACCAATGGATTCGTTGAGAATTTTGGCGCGATTAAAATACCAGGTACTTCACGGAAACGAGGGAATACTGTATTTACTAATTCTATACCCTTGTATGATCCGTCTAATGATACCCCACCTACAATATCAGATGCTGTAACTAATGAAGGATCTAATCGTTCGAATTCTACAGTCACTTCATCATCATTACTTGTATAAATGTGCAGCCTTCCTTCATCATCAAACTCCAATTCGTAATCTTTTTTATCAATAGCATTAGAGCCATTTTTCACAACAACTTTTGCTTTTAGTACACCATCTGCTTGCAAAACGCCTTCGCCTTTTGTAATTTTCACAGTTTCAGAACCGGTGACAGCATGTTTAGTAGGATCAAGGACATTAATCATTACTAATGGTGAAACTTCAAATAATGCAAAGTGTGAGCTAATAGCCTCACAAATTGTATATTTATTAAAATCTGCATTGTAACCCATTTTTCGAACTGCTTCGCTGTACGTATAAGCCAATTCCGCTCGATTCACAGCCTTTTCCGGCTCATCTAATAGATGAATAGGAGCTGTTCCAAAAACCACCGTCAGGCCTGCTGTAGATACCACAGGAGGGATGATAGATGTTGGCAATTCATAGCTATATGCTCCGTGTTTATATCCAGCCATTACTGATCACCCTTTCCAGTTTTAATAAAATCAATCACTTTATTGTAATAGCGATGCTCCAATGTACCTTTTTGATTCATTCTTTCCTCAGCTTGAGCCATTTCATCAATTGCTACAAAAAGTTTTTGGATTTCGGGACAATCTTTAATAAATGTTTGAATATGTGGTACCTTGATAGATTCAACCACAGTATATTTAGGTAATCCAAGCAAATTTGGTCCTACATATATTTTTTGTGAAACCGTTTCTTGATGAACAGCAATCTTTTCTTCAGGTGCAGTTGGTACAACTGATTCTATTGCGCCAGCGACCTGCTCAACTGTTGCTTTTGCCTCTTTTTTAATTTGTTCATTCGCCACGTTAATACCCTCCTATATATTGCATCGACTGGCTTTCAAAGCTTAGACGCATTACCCCATAGTAAAATGGATGCGTTTCACCGTCATCATCGTTCAAGGCACAATCGATTTGATATTTCATCTTGAAAAACTTTGCTATGATTGGATTTTCATTCAGGTCATTCCAAATATGTTGTATACAAGAAAGTACATCATCATAACCTTGTCCTTCGTATCCTTCATTTTTAACACCAATATATATATTTACCGCTGTATCTTGGTTAGAAATATTTTCTTCTTTGCTAAAAGTATCAATTTTGACCACGCAAAAAGGAAACACATCATCTTGCGTTTCCTTTGTTCCCTTAACCTTGACACGATTATTTGATCTTTCAGGCACCTTATGCCGAAAAATATTAAATTTTGTGGGTACAGTACCAGCTACTTGCAACGGGAAATCTTGTAAAGTTTTTCCCAAACGATCAATTAATCCATCTAATAAATCTAATGCGGTTGACAACTAATTAGCCCCCATTCTACTTAACAAGCGATTAATTTCATGAGTTGTACGAGTTTCATAGGTGCTATATGCATCTTGGTTAATCTTATTGACTATTTTTTCGTTACCAATCATTTGGGGCACAGATGGACCCATTAAACGGCTAATTGGTAATCGGGCCTTGCCATCACGTTGGAAAACCTTTGTTCCGTTAATATTAGCAATGAATGCACCTAGTATTTGCTTGGTTCCATTTTTTTTAACAGCAATTTTAAGTTGGCTTTTACGTTTAGGATTGGCTGTCTTAGGCGACACTTTGAACTTATCTAAACCTATTAATTTACCACTCGATTTCACTTCAGCTTGTAATTTAGAAGCACTAGCTTTAAAATCCTTAAGAGTTGCTTTTATATCCGCTGATTTAGCATGATAATCCTTTCTAACTTCTTTCGGAACATTGGCCTTTATGTTAGATACAGATCGATTTAAAGCATTGGCAATAACATTTGGTGCCTTATGTTGTAATTCACCTAGCCGTTGCCGAATCCTTTGTAATTCAGCATCATCTATTGTGATTCGCATACTCATGAGTTATTCCTCGACAATGCAATTTTTAACATACCCATATTATCACTTACGTTTACAACCATGTATTCATGGCCATTAAAATCCATCATACTTTCAGCTTGTGGAATTTCGTCAAAATATAAGCTTGCTACATAGAATACTACATCATAAACAGCAACTTGATATTTCTTGTCAGCTGGAGAAATCATATCAGTGTCTAGCACTACATTCATTTCTATACCTTCAATTATCGCCTTTTCAGCAAATTCATCTTCATCAAGAAATACTTCGTTAATATCTTCTAAGAGGCTCGCCTTGAAATCCATGTAATCACCACCTTATTCAGGAATCTGATCTAAGAAATGATTCTCTAACTCATTTTGGATGATTAATTCAATTAATTTTTTCTTACCAATATTTCCAGCAAACTCTAACCCTAATTCTTTAGCATCATCTTTTAAAACATCAGGTTTAAAATGTTTGTCCAATAAGTCTGCAACTTCTTGGTCTGTTAACTCATCATCAGATTCAATGTTTTCAGATTCTATTTGATCATTCATGGATGGAAAATGTGTATGCGATGATTCAGAAACACCTTCAGCAACTGCAGCACGCAAATTAATTAATCTTTGAGCAAGTTTTGTATCTTCAACATGTAACAAATCATTTTTTTCATAACGTACACCATCGTGTTTAATTCGTTGTAGGGCTCGTAATTTCATCAAAAATCCCTCCTATACAACTGTGGCTACAAGCCAACTGTTTACATCTGCAGGCTTTGGTACAGGGCGAGCCGAAATACGAACCATGAACGTTTCATTTTCACGATCAGACCATGTTTTTGGAACCAAACGGCCTTCATATGTTGCAAACTTGTCTCCCTCTTCCATTTGTGTAATTGCACCATATGCGAATCCGCCTGAAGCTTTTTTACCCATAAGCACCTTATCTATTGGGACATATGGTTGCAATTCTTCGTTTTCGTCCTCGTAGTAATCGTCATATGAATAAATTTCAAGACCTAAGCCTGGTAATTTCCCAATAAACGTTACTGCATCTGTTTGAATGGATGGTTGAATAAGCCCTAAATTGATGTTTAATTTATCAAAAAGTTCCTTAATTTTTGGATTATTGATAAATGCTTCAGCTGCTTTTTCACCTAAGATGACAATATCAGGTGAGATCCCTGAATTTTTGATAATTGCTTTTCTCCAAGAAGAAAGATCGTCATAAGGATTAGCTTCAGCATGTGTCCATAAATCTGTACCTGATAATATTTCTATTTGGTCAAACTCATAATCAATGTGTTGCTCCACTTTTTCAGTTAATTTATCATTAGCATAACCACTTAGATCAACGGATCCCTTAAATAAAACTTGTCCAGACATCCATTCTTCGCGTCTATCAATAGATTCACCAAGTTCTTGTAAATCGGTAGCCAATAACTCTTTTTGTCGTTGTGCTGGCGTTTTTGTACTAAATACATTTTCACCAATTGAACGATTACTAATATCATCAATCGTCATAGCACGTTGTGGAGCAAGACGTGGAGCTTTGATTTTTTCGGTTTTAAATCCATCACGTTTAATAGTGATTCCGCCAACTCTTGGTGCTACAAATGGAGCCATCCTGCGTTTTCCCTTTTTGTAATCAATTAATACTTCCTCAGTTACAAATGTCTCTGTTTTAGGAAAGAATGTATCACGCAAGAATGTATGCACCTTTGGCATGTTAATAATAGCTTGTAATAATGTTTGAGTTTTATATAAATAATTCATCTCGAATAACCTCCGTTTCTTAAAGGACTGCCTTTAAGTAAATGCCTTTCGTACGTAATAATTCTTCGTGTTTTTCAGATGTATCTGTTCCCCCAAAAATTAAAGCTTTTCGGTTAAATGGTCCTGAAATATAGACTGTTGTTACAACATCTTCTGTACCTTCAACACCTGTGTCTATATCATCTGTTAAAATAGCATCAGCTGTAATGTTTTGAGCCGAATCAGTAATTACAAATAGCCCTGTTGGATTTTTACCAACTACGGTGCCACGTAATAAATTCCCTTGTCCTCCTGCTAATTTTACGCTTCCTACTTGCACAGGGAATGACACATCAGCAATTAAATTATCTGGCACATACTCGCCAACTTTTGAACGTAAGTTACCCATCTTATTGACCTCCTTTCCAAATACCAACAAAGCTTGCCACAACATCAGCATCTTTTTCTTGGCCTGCTACAGTTTGATTACCTGGTACTTCATTCAAAGGCTCAGCATCTTTTTGTACATTTTGTAAGAAGTTTGCACCTTTAGCCTTTTCAGCTTTTACAATAGCAACTGCCAACTCTGCAGCTGTTGAATTGTTTTTAAATTTAGCAGCCTGAACAAGATTTTCATTTCCTGGTGTTGCTAATTCTTCAATTTCCTTAATTCTAGTATTCTCAGCTTGTTGACCTTCTTCAAAGCCGATATTTTTCACTTTTTCATATAAGTGTGGATGTTCATTCTTTAATTTATCTAAATCCATTGGATTGTCCTCCTTGTTATTTTCAAGCTTGTTTGGTGTTGGTGGTGTAACGCTATTCATTGTATTTAACGATTTATCTTTTAACAGTTGATTCCTAACTTTATCCAGAACTTCTTGAGGTAATTCACCATTCACCAAATCAGAATGATTAGTATTAGCAGCTGCACTTTTTTCCTGTTCAAACATAATCTTATCGATAAAACCATGTTCAAGAGCTTGTTGAGCTGTCATCCATGTTTCGTTATCCATCATGGTTTTTAAATAGGTTTCGTCTTTGCCAGTCTTGGCTGTGTATGCATTCATAATTGATTTGTTGACGTTTTGTAAAAAGTCACTTGTCTGATCCATTACTTGATAGTCGCCAGCTGCTGATGTTGATGCATTATGAATCATCAATTGTGCTGTTGGTGACATCTCAACGACTGTTCCAGCCATTGCAATAACAGATGCTGCACTTGCTGCTATACCCACAATTTCAACTTTGACATTACCTGAAAAAGACTTTAAAGCTGTATAAATTTCTGAAGCACTAAAAACAGATCCTCCACCACTATTAATCAACACTGTAATGTCAGTCGTTTGATTTAACATAGCTTTATTAATGGCGTTAGACACCTTAGTGGGGCTAGTTGCTGGAATACCAAACCAATCATAAATCCATTGATCACCATCGTTAATGATTGGTCCTTTAACACTGATTTTCATTCTATTCCACCTCCTTTCTAATCTGTAGATTCATCATCGTTACTTTTTGTATTATCACTATTGATATTAATGTTTACAGGTGCTGCAAACCCTGCTGCTCGTCTTGCTTCTTCTTCCATCACACGTAAGGTATGATTTGCGAAGAAATCACCACCTGTTAATTCAGTTGTTTCTCGTGTACGTGTACTGAAGCCTGCTTCCACTCGTAAAATTGCAGCCTCTACTTCTTTTTTAGGATCTAATTGCCCTTGTGTAGGTCCATTCCATTCAGCACCACAATAGGCTTTACGAATTAATGGATCATCAAAAAATCCTGGCGCATATATACGACCTCTTGCAACTGCTTCAGTTAAAAATGCTTCATACACTGGCTGACAAAAATCATTGGCCAACCAATCACGCCTACGTTTGTACATTTTCCAAGCTTCTAATAAGGCTCCTCGTGATGCTGAATAAGAAGATGTGAAATGTTTCATTAATACCTCATATGGAATTTCAAGAGCTGCGCCTATTTGACGACAGACAGATGTGACAAATCCATCAAAGGCAGCATTAGGGCGACCAGGATTAGAATCTTGAATAGATTCTCCTTCGTTCAGATAGTTCACTAAACCATTGCCAATTTCCACTGCACCTTCATCTTCTGGATCTAATAATTCAGCAGGATTAATACCATCAAAATCACTACTATTTTCAGGTGCTTTTGTTGTGACAAAAATGGTATACATACCCGAAATAACAGCAGCCATAAGTTCAGCTTCGCTGTAACGTGCCAACTGTTTCAATGATTCAAATACTGGCGCTAAAATTGGTACACCACGTCTTTGTTCAGGTCTTTCCATTTCCATCAAGTGCAAAATATTAGGTCTGCCAGTTTTCTTGCCCGATTTTTCAATACGTTCCCATTTGTTCTGTCCAGACATTGAAGAAGATGGGTGATAGTGTGCAACATGGTATGCAACAACTTCGCCTTTAAAGTCAATCTCAACACCATTGACTATCTTTTGATCCAAAGAAAATAAATTTTGTGGATTGCAGATTCTATCAGCTTCAATGATTTGTAAACACAGTTCATACGGTGTATTTATTCTTTCAACCATGGGCAGGGTTACAAACACATCACCACTCATTAATTGCGACAAAAAAACGAGCTGCTGTAGCTCGTTGAAATTGTTCATTCGTGTAATATCACAATTTACACTTTCTGCCCAAAATGCAAATTCACGTTCAGTAATTGTTTCCCATGCGTCTGCTTCTTCAGGTGTCATATTCAAATATTCATAATCAATACGCGAATTTAATTTAAGACCTTGTCCTACTACGTTTGTTACAGTACTTCGTAATGCACCTGTCGCAATCGGAGCACCCATGAACAAATCTCTCGATCTTTTTCGTAAGACATCTACATTTTGTTCAATATCCTCTAATGCAGAACCTGAAGCAATTGACCAACCTTTTAAACTTTTCTTTTCAACACTTGCCCCATGATTACCATAACCTTGGTTTAAGATGTTAAGATGTATCCTTGCTTGTGTACGTTTTAAGGCACGTGCAGGGCTGATTAGGCTTATAGCTTTGTCCAGCATATTCATTAATTAGGTGCCTCCCTTCTATAAATCACGTGGTACAAAACGTTTTGCACGTCTAACTGTTTTACCTGATTCTTCAATTTTGCATACAGCTACTTTACTGCTCCAGTAGTCAATTTGTTTTCTGATCTCAGATAGATTTGCATAGGTCAATGTTCGAGAACCTAGTGAGTAACTTTGACCTTTTTTAGATACTTTTAATTCAGCATCCAACCAAGAGTCTAAATGTTGCTGTGCTTTTTCTAACGTAATCATTTCACTACACCCCTTCTTCTTCTGCGCCTTCTGGCAGGTCTTGTAACCGTTGCAATCGAATACTCTCTTTCAAAGTTAGGGTTTATGATTTCAATTGCTGCAGTATTATAAACACGTAAATCGAATCCTTCATTTCTTGCACGAATTTTTACCCAAACTTGATATGGTGTACCACTTTCATAACGTGTTTGAAGTTTCTCAGCTGTTAAACTCTTGAAATATTCTCTTTCATACCCTCTACCAATCGGGAAATGACAGTAGTTAGGACCAAACTCTTCAATACCTAAACTAGACATGACTCTCGATTTACCATCATTTACACCAAGGGTTACTAATAAAGCTTTCAAAGGTTTCGGTCTTGATGTTGAAGCAATCAATGGCACATATTCACCTTTTTTGGCACTAGCCCCCTTAATAGCATAAATGGCACGTGCTTCACGTGCTTTACAGAATCGATATACTTCTTGGGTGAAGTGACCACCACTATCCATACATGTACAAGTGATACCAAATCTTGTTCCATTTTCTTTGGTCCATGTCTTTTGAAGCCATAAATCTAATTCGTTCCATATTTTTGGTTCTTTCAAATCCCCATGAATCACATGATATTCTATCCCCCATGATTCACGATCTATGCCCCATCCTACAACTTCGATTTCAAATCGATCATCCTGCACATCGACAGCTGCAGTTAAAACTTTTACGCCATCTGGAACATCTGCTTCGTATTCTTCACGCCTGTTATAAATGATTTCATCATCAATCTTTTGCCCTTCTTCTTCCCATGTTTCACCAAGTGAAGTATTGGTCCAAACTTTAAGTGCTTCAGTGCCTTTTCTTTTGGCTCTTTTAAAAGCTGTGATGATTTCACGCCATCTACGCCAAGGAGAAAGTAATTCATTTAAGTGAAAACCTCTGATAGTTGATTCTGCAGTTGCTACCCATTCGCCTTGTTGGTTTTTCCATTCAAACTCATTACTTAGATGGCCACAGTATAAACATCTATGTGACTCCGTTTCAAAATCGATTTGTTCCCATCTCAATGGCTGTAATTCTTCACATCTCGGACAGGGCAAATTGTAATATTCTTTTGTACTCAGTTCAAATTCCGTTTCGATTCGTGAAGCCCCTTTAATCGTTGGCGTTGAAACTTTAATTTTTTTTCGATTATAGAAGTTATTCGTTCGCTTTTCTGCTAAATCTAATGGATCTCCTTCATCTCCAGCACTAACAGGATAACGATCAATTTCATCTGCTAATAATATGCGAATTGGTCTTGCTGCTAACGATGAAGGTACATTTGCGCCACCCATGGCGATAAATCCACCAGGAAACGATTTAAACATGATGGTATTTGAAGAATCTCTGGATTTTGTTTCTCCAATCCTCTCAAATAGTGTTGGTGTATCGCGAATCATTGGTGCAATACGTTCTTTTGAAAATTCCTTGGACTTTTCACCACTTGGTTGGATGAAAAGGATAGGTGAAGGGTCAAAATCTATAAAATAACCAAGTGCATTTAGTAGTATTTCAGATTTACCTACTTGTGCTGATGACATAATCACAATATCTTCTGTGTATGGATCATTAATTGCGTCCATAATAGCCCTTTGATAGGGAGCTCTTGACGTTCTCCATTGGCCTGCCTCTGCAGAAGATTCACGTGATAACTTACGATGTGCATCAGCCCATTCCGAAACAGTGAGATTAGGTGGTGGAGCTAATGCTTGCTTTGCTAATTGCTGAAATAACTTTTTTGAATCAGCTATCGTTTGCATTACTATCACCAGGACTTTCAACGTAAATCTTATCATCACTCTTTTCGTAGAATACATCAGGATCATAATTGGATAATTCCTGCATTAATTCATAAATTTCTTCCTTCAACGTCTCTCTTACAACCATGATTTCAGTTACTCCGATAACTTTAGGTGCTGCCTTTGTTGGAAAGGCTAATAATTGTGAACGGAATCGCGCCAACATATCATTCATGACTTCTTTTATATCTTCAGATCGATGCAATTCACCAGCCATTATTTTATATTCCATTTCTGACTTCATACGTCTTGCTCGTGTCCATAATGTATCTTCTTTTAATTTATTTAATTCATCTTCAGTCTCAGCCGTTGCCTTTGAAATTTGGAATTCAATGTATTTTTGAATAGACTTCGGCAAATCATATTTACCTCTACCTATCTTCACTAATGCATTCTCTTTGTCCAACTGTCTGATTCGTGATGTTGAGATACCTAAAATTACAGATAATTGAGCTTGACTAACGGTTTCAACAGATTCCTCTAAATCCTTTTGTGTCAAGGCTTCAACCCCCATTCCACATTTATTTCCCAACCTCAAAATGACCGCAACCGTTAACGACCTTTTCGATTTACTAACTGAGCAATCCATGGGCTCGAATGCACCCGCATAAAAGGTAAAACTTTGGAAGAACCTAAGATAATTTTCGTAATTGTTCACACAATTAAAACAATTCACTTTAAGCTTAGAGCCTCATGGTTTCGCGCCACTTTTTCATAGGTTGTCTGACTTGCTCCCTTCACTCTTAACGGGCAACTGCTTGACACTAACCCTCTGAACGCAACATATCTTTAATACTGTTGAATTTAAAAAACACGCTCAAATGCCTGTTACATAAACATTCTGCAAATTATTTTTATTTCAATTCACAATGCCACTCCGTTATGTAGCATTCGTTATTATTTGAAGCTATGTATTCAGTATTTAAAACCATAAAAAAAGCACACCTCTCAGTAAAGGTGTGTCATCTTATCATCTAAATCATCTTGTCCTGCTCCTATATAGAACAATGTTGTTGTTGGTTTATCGTGATTAAATAGCTTTTGTAATGCTCCAATGTCTTTATACTTTTGGTAAAAGGTATAGCCAAATGTTTTCCGTAAACTATGGGTACCAATCGGTTCGGTATATCCAATTGCCTTTGCAGCACCCTTTAGAATTTTGTATGCAGTAGTTCGATCAATAGGTTTAGCTTTCCCTGTTCGCGTCTTTATTCGAGATGGAAACAAATATTCAGTACGTCTTTTATCCTCACAATATTCGTTTAATATTTTTCTGAGAGCTGGCGTTATAATAATACGTTTATACTTACCAGTCTTTTGTTCTTCAATCATTAAGTGTGTGCCCTCCACATCTCTAACACGAAGATCTAATATGTCAGATATACGTAAACCGGTATGAAGACCTGTCATAAATAATGCATAGTCACGGGTACTTCTATTCTCAAAGTATCGAGTGAATTCCTCTAGCCATGCTTTATCACGTATTGGTTCAACAAACTTCATGGAATAAACCACCCTTCATCTTCAATTTTTGCTTTTATTCTTGACATCGTTCGGGCAACAGTCCCCTTATGTATGCCTAATACTGAAGCTATCTCTTCATGTGTATAGCCATTGCTAATCAATTGTAAAATATCCTTTTGACGGGTCGTTAGATTTTTGGTCATCGCCTGTAGAATATGTCCTTTTTCCTCCTGCGTTACTTTTACTAAATCAGAATCCTCATCAGCAACCACCTCATACATACTCATATCATTCGTTGCTTGTCTACGCTGTATCCAGTATGGTTCAAAAGGTATTTCACGTTCATAAGCCGCTCGACGTTCGATCCCTCTTGTTACGCTAGGGATATGACCTAGATTCATATATTGCAAACCGTAACTAACGTTGGAAAGCCAATTCTTCACGGTTTTAATTTCTTCTTCAATTAGTCGAACTGTTTGTATTTCATCTGGTGTCAAACCGTTTAAATTATCGGTAACCCTATAAGACATAACGATGGCTTCTCTTTTTCGTTGTAATTCATCTAGAATAGCCTTAGTCATACGTTTAGTGGCTCTATATTCATTTCTTAAAGCTCTCAAACTGCTTCACCACCTTGGAAATTAATTTTAGAAGTATCATGGTGTTATTTTCATTCAAATAAAAAGAGGACAACAATAGACTGCAGCATAATTGCTGTTACCCATTGTTGTCCTCCAGTGAGCTGGTAGAACATAATATTATCTTGTTTCTTGAATTAGAAGATAAATCTTTTCAGTAACTATTGAAATATATGCAATAATAAATCCAGTTGCAATAAAAAGTAGTAAAGAATTGAATTCCTTTAATATTGCATCATCATTAAACTTAATTATGGCTAAAAATAAAGGGATAAATCCAAAAATTACTATACTAAGTGTTAATGTTTCTGATATTAATACTTCATTCTCACTAAAATAATTCAAGTGTTTTTCTAATTTTTTTATTCTAAATAAACCAAACATAATCCCTAAAAAAATGACTGCTGAAAAAATTACTCCAATAAATATTAAAATAAGATTATATTGTGCAATTATTTTTGTAATTTGAATACTTCCTACACTAATAAGATTATTAAATGAATAATATGGTTGGGATAAATTTGATACTTCAGCAAACTTAAGAACTACTAGAAACCCTATAAAAAAGCTAATAATACCAATAAACCACAAAAAAGCAATCGCTATAATAAAACTAGAAAATTTCTGCGTAAAACTATAAAATTTCTGTATAAAACTCAAAACCCTTCACCCTCATCCTTTTTAACTCGCTTCATTTAACTTAAGTATGTGATAATCTCTTTTTTGGTGTTGTTGGAAATTCTACAGCCTTTACCTTTGATGTATTATGTTCTTTATATTAGCGGGGAATAATTTATTTTTCTTTGTTAAGAACTATTACACAAGTCTCAAGTAATTATATTATAACAATATAAATTTTCCATAAAGATCAATATTCACCTCTAAAATTCCTTACACATCAAACTCAACACACGTCACTTTCCCTTGATAAGTAACAATTTTAATCTTAGCATGTGCTGGAAGCTCAGAGAATTTTGCAATTCCATCTGACAAGACGTTGACACAGTTTACGGGTAGCTCCATAATGTCAACTTGCAGCATACCTTCGTACGAAATTTCTAGTTTTTTTAAACTAAATAGGACAACAGAAGAAGACTGCTTGATACTTCTCTCTTTCGTTGTCCTCCAGATGGCAGGTAGGGTAATTATCCAAATTTTTTCAATAAATCATAATAAGGTAATAGAATAGTAATGAGTGCTGTTGTTATAATTGATTTATTATTGAAGTTCTCCAAATCACTTACTACGGTTAAAACACTAATAATGAAAATTACAAATGTTATTATCTTAAAATTCCTATTTTTATTATAATAAGGAATTCTATTTTTCTCTTCTAAAAATTTTATAATTTTATTATATATTGGGTAGCTTATTAAAAAGTTGAGAATTACTTGTACTATACTATTAGAATAGTAGACAATTAAATCAATTTGCATCAAATCATAAAGTACGATTAACCAAAAATAAACTACTAAAATACTTGAAAAAGTTGAAAAGATAGTTGTAAGGGCAACTAAAACATATGTAGTAACATTTTGTTGGAAAGATAAAAAACTATCTTTATAAACCGCGATTATTATCAAAATACTTATCACTGATATATGATATATTTCAGCTATAATTGATTCACTTAGGTTTATTTTTGTATCTAACCAATGAATAAAAAAATATACATATGCTCCAATAAATGATAAAAATAGTATTTCATTCATCAAGTTTCTTTTAGGAACTTTGTTTTCTATAAAGGTTTCTATGTATATTTCTGCAAAATCTCTAGTACCTCTTTTATTCAAAATTCCTCACCCTCATCCCATTTCACACGTTTTACCTGTCCTTGATGCGTCACAATCTTCGTTTCAGCAAACGCAGGAAGTTCAGCAACCTTCGCTTTTCCCTGTGACAAAATTATTACACAATTCTCAGGTAATTCCATTGTATCAATTCGAAGAATCCCGTCAATAGTCTTACTCAATTCTTTCATACGCACAATAGCTCCCCCCTTATGCTATAATAGTTTTACTGCTAGCAAGGGAGAAGCCTTTGTTATTGAAGAGCTATGGTTGCCGCCATAGCTTTTCTTAATTGGTCATGATCAAATTGTTTAGAAATTGATAGCACTTCTCTTTTTCACTAAAGCATTCATGCAAGTCTCCATTTTCTATTTCGTAAAATTTATCTGTTTTCCGAATGGTATATTTATCGATAACAATTTCTGCATTATTACTAAGTTGGTGCAGTGCCATGTATATAGAATCAAAAGAAGTGCCAATAATTTCGTAAATATTTACATTATCCATCTTCATCATCCCTATTTCTCCTAAGTTAGATTTTTCTCTTAAAAACATTTTTAGTATGAATGGCATTACTAATAATCACTAGACGACGTTCTAGAGACAACGATAACCATTTTCTAAATTTCATTTACCTGTTCCTCCCCTTGCTAAATTACAACTCATCATACGTTTTTAATAGCTGCTTGTCTGACATATTTCGTAGCATTTCCTCCGCATAATTTTTACGTAGCATGATAATAGCAATGATCTCCTCACGTTCTTGCTTAGACAATACTTCTCACCCCTTTGTGCTGATCTAGACGATGCAAAATATATTGACCTGCAGCTGCATGTCCAAGATAAGCAGGAAATTGTACGATAGTTTTGCGGTGATCAATTAATGAAATTTGAATATCCAAATCAGCGAAATACATCACTTTAGTCAATAGTCGATGGGCCTCCGTAATGACTCCTGTACGTTCACCAAATTTCTCACGGTGCAATAAACTGACTTCCAGTGGATTACTGGCAAAGTAAAAGGCATATTGGGCAAAACTTTCTACGACATATAGCTTAATGCGGCCAATCCCAAGCACGTTACGCTCTGTCATTTCATGAACAGCAGCCTCATCATAAATCAGCTCTAGTAATTTATTAGAATCCTCCGTTAGATTAATTTGTTTTGTAGATACAGCCCAAAATACTTGATGGGCAAGGCGGCATAATTCAAACTCTGTGGCATATTCCAATATCTCCTTTACTGTAATTATTTCATTCATTTCATAGTTCCCCAGGAAATATTTGATAGACGGCCTGTGTCTTTTATATAGGCTGCGGATACAGTGCCAGTTGGTCCATTACGGTGTTTGGCGATAATGAACTCCAAAATATTTTTACTTTCGGATTCCTTGGAATAGTAATCGTCACGATATAAAAATGCTATGACATCTGCATCCTGTTCGATATTGCCTGAGTCTCGCAAGTCACTCATTACAGGTCGCTTGTCCTGGCGTTGTTCCACACTTCGATTGAGTTGTGATAAACAAATAACAGGGCAGTTAAACTCCTTTGCCATTTGTTTTAAATCCCATGAGATTTGCCCAATTGCTTGTGTCTGATTATCGCGTGGGTTATTTCCACGAATGATTTGCAAGTAATCAATCAAAATAATTGGCTTTTTACCAGGATTGGACTTGATGATTTTACGAGCTGTTGCACGAATCTGAGATACTGTCAGCCCTGCTCGATCATCAATTTCGATATTGGCATTGTCTATCATGCCGAGTGTTGACATCCACTTTTCTTTTTGTCCGTCTGTAAAATATTCAAACGGATTACGCATCTTTAAGCGATTAAAATTCCCTGCTGTTGCAATCAGTCGATCAATCAATGTTGTCCGGCTCATTTCCAGTGAGAAGATGATCGGTACATAGCCATTCCACCCAGCATTTAGCGCAAGATGATTCATCGTGTCTGTTTTCCCCATAGAGGGTCTTGCGGCAATAATAGTCAACTCTGCATCTTGAAAGCCGTTAAGCATTTTATCCAAGTCAAGTAATCCTGTAGGCACACCTGTTTTGACGTTTTCTTGCTCGAAAGGTCGATTTGCCATTTGCATTAAATCTGCTTTGATGCTCGTATTTGTACTGGTATGTTGGGTTGTTAGCTTGTCCAATGCCTGTTGAATCTCTGCAATGCCCCAATCCTCTTGCTGTGCTTGCTCCATGATTTGACGTTTAGAGCGCTCTCGCCAACTTTCAAGCACAATGTTTTGGTACTGCTCGTAATTTGTTCCACTGGCGAAGTTGCCAAGCTCTGCTAGATAATTTGCCCCTCCAAGTTCAATCGGCTCTCGCGTTGTCAGCAATGTGATATAGTCGACTGCTTTACGCTCACCGACAAGCTGAAGCATGCTAGAGAAAATATTTTTGTGCACCTGTGATGAAAAATGGGCTGCCTCTATGTTGCTATCTGCAATCAAATAATTTTCATGTAGCATCGTGCCTAGTAAACTTTTTTCTGCTAGCTCAATGCTAATGTTTTGTAATTCCATTACAGATCCTCTCCCTTGCTAAAATCTAAATCCAGTGGACCAGACGAATTATGCTGAATGGGCTGCATACTTTGAGTCTCGTTCAAGTAACCTTCAAACTTCGTGGCGTTGAACAACGTGTCTGGTCGTAAGTATTTATTCATCTCAGGGTTGTGCAGCCACTGCTTGACCTTTGTATCAATTACGCACTTGAAATGCTCTAGCGTATAGCCTTCTGCAAGTCGAGCGTTGATGAGTCGCTTCGTGGCTGCCGTTGATGCTTTGAAATTTTTCTGAGCAGTTTGGTTTAAATACTTAATAATTTCATGCGCAATGTCGAGCTGCTCGACAATATTATTTTTAATACTCTTAATATCTTTGGTTATTGGTGGGGTCAAAGTGTCCCTACTAGATGGGGTCAACTTGTCCTCATGTGTGGGGTCACTTTGTCCCCATGTGTCAGGACATTTTGTCTCGTTCGAAGGGTCATGTTGTCCCATCGTTAAATAACCCAATTTTGTATAATTCAGCCGATACCATTTTGTCTTGTCGATCTTGTATTTGTTAAATTCATCTGTGGAGAAAATATAGCCATCATCTTCTAGCTTCCTAATTGCACGCTTTATCGTTTTTTCAGACCAAAATGGAAACTCATTTTGCCATTGCTGATAGCTGTTAAAAACCCACTTATGACCATCATGAATATGCGCAGAAATAAGCGTTTTAAAGTGCAATTGCTGTAGTATAATCGCCTCATTCAATCCCACCTTAGCAGCTAAACTAGGTAGAACTTGCAAAGGCGGCTCATTGATGAGTAAATTCATGCATCTGCCCCTCCTTTCCATGTAGCCACAAAGTACAAAGCATCTTGAAGCTTGCACTGTGGTACATCTCGATACGAATCCACTTGATAACGTCTTTTTATTTCCCGGTAAATGGACGCAAAACAGGCGGGACGACGGGCTTGAACAGTGCACAATTGATCAACACGCTCAGTCACTGCCTGTCGTAGACGTTTCTGTTCTCCCGTATGTAACGTAACTCCTTGTAGCCTTAGCTCAATTTCTTGTACACGTTTCTCCAGAGCTAAAAAGCGCTTTTCGTCATACGGTAATGAAACAGGCTGCGCTTGCTGTAAACTTTTAGTGATTTGGTAATATTGCGCAACAAGCAGATTATAAGCTTGCCATGATTTTTCACTGTTGAGCGATTTTGCCAATAGAAATGCACCTTCTTCGGTCCATAAATACAACACTGATACGAATTTAAGGGTGGCGTCATTTTGTCGCCCGCCTTTAAATTGTTTAAGGGCTTCACCAGTAAGTGCAAAATAATGAGCACCTTCTTGAAAATGCTCCTTGTTTCGTTGGAAGTTACGCATTAATGACTTACTATCTGCTTGATACACCTCAGCAATTTGCGCTGTTGTTAAGACCTTTTTATCTGCATGCTGAATCTCCATCAAATTCATGCTACTTCCCCTTTCACAAGGGTAACGACAAATTGTCGCTACCCACTTGTCTATACTCATAGTTGATATTTAGCTAGATAATTGATATAATTTTATTAATTGATATTTGACAGTCGCTTACTCGCATGCCAGTGCTTGTAAGCCTTTTTTATGCCTTTTTTAAGGGTGGCGTCATTTTGTCGTGCGGCTTTATAAATTGCCATAAAACGATCCACTGGCTCTTTCGCCAGCCATTCCTTTACATTGATCTTCACTTGAATCACCTGCCTTTCCGATGCATTCACATCATTGGACTCACAAGCTTGTTGCTTATGAATCCTGTGACGAGAACGAATCAAACAGCTTTCAATGGATTCTCTAAATCTTCCACTAGATCTATAGCATCTTTAATAGCATTTACTCTACCCTTTTGTGCAAAATAATCCTTTTGATTGCTCATATACAAACAGCTATCGAAGGCTTCCGCTACATCGACCGCATAATCCCGTAGTAACTCTTCCTCTTGTGACAAAAATGTACGTAGTTTCTCTAATACTTGTTCCATGTAAACTCCTCCTTTATTGACTTATATACAGTTCTTGTCCATAATAAAGGGACAAGATTTTTATTAATTTTTTGAACTGATCACCGTCCAAAGTTACAGTTCAAGCATGATGCAGGTGCTATTGCGCTTGCATTTTTTTCTTGTCAACTTTCCGAACAGCTAACAATTGAACACCATCTACTTCTGCAAAAAAATGCTCATATTCAAACTGTGGAGACATTGAAGGCTCACTACGAATCCCCTTTACACCTTTCGTTAAATGCTGAAAATATTCATACGTCACTTGCACTTTGAAGTTTCCATCATGAAAATCTGTAGATAATATCCCAGCCTTCTGTGCCATTTCCTGCTTTTCCTTTAGCATTAATAACAAATTCCCCATCTCATAATTTGAATAACACATATCAAGATTAGCATTTGCTAACCTATGAAGTTTAAATTTAGATGTTTCAAGATAAGCCAGAAATGCTTTAATTTTCTCCATCGCTTTGTCACCACTTTCAAAATAATGATGTTTCTTTATCCAATGTAGATTTTGTATAATCTACTTTATTTCCATCTTGGAATCCCTTTTGATAGGCTGCTATTTCCTCAATAGGTGGAATTTTGTAAGATAGTCCTTTTTTGTGTCCAAATCTCTTATCATATTCCTGCTTTACTTCTGCTGGAAGTAATACCATTAGACCGTATTCTTGCCCCATTGCTTTTACTTGTTCTTCAAATTTCTCTTTCAAACCATTCAAAAAACCAGTAGTATATGAATTTTTTAATTCAGTAGTTAACTTTTTTGTTCTATAGATTTGGGTGCTATCGTAGTAATCGTTAACGAATTTCTGAACATAAAAACTTAAAACATCGTAAGCTAGCACGTACATTTCTTTAGCGAGAGCTACATCACTTTCAAATCCCATAAACATAATCGCTCTTTTCTTTTTTGTTTCGCCTTTGATGATTTTATTGTTGTAGTACCAAGTCACTCTAAAATTCCGTGTGATAATATTTGCTAATTGCCGCTCCCACCAATATAAGGTTTTATGAGCTGTTGCCTGTCCTTCTGATATAGCTCTATCATTTTCTCCATCCTCTAATTCAGATGAAGAAATATCATATTTAATCATTAATTTTTGAGCCATCATAAATGCAGTCTGGCATTCTTCATCATTTTGATGATCATTTGCAAGAGCCAACAAACCTTTAATTTTTTCAATAATTGATTCATTTCTCTTCGTCATTTTTTCACTTCCTCTGCAAACTTAATTAAATAAACCAACAAACAAACCCACCAATAACTGGAAGCAATGTTTGTAAAATCGTAAGTCCATCCATTCCCATTAAAAATGCAACAGCAACTTCTTGTGTATTTGTCTGCTTGAACCATTCCATAAAGGTAAGGGCATCTGGAACTTTTACGCTATTCTCGAATTTCGAGATACAAGGCTGCGTACGATTCATACGATGTGCCAGTTCTTCTTGTGATAGCCCAGCACGTTCACGACAGGCTTGCAATATGGCTCCTATTTTCATAGTCTCACCACCTTCCACATTCCAAACTGGAATACTCTATTCAGTTTTTGTAAGTTAAAATTTTTATATGAAGCATCACCCAATAGATCGAAAATACTTAGTATTTGTATTGACCCATTCTGTATGGTCATCAATCCATTGCAATAATGCTTTTGATGGTATTAGTACCCTTCCTGCTTCATAGAACTTCGGGAAATCTGATCTTCCTAATAATGCTGATGCTTTTGTATCTCTGATGTTGAACAACTCCATCAACTGCTGACGAGTCAACAAGACTGGCAACTCACGAATTAGTGGCTTTGGTGCAAA